GAGAACGAGTGATCCCGACGTCGACTCCGTTCACCTGAGTCTTGAATTCGAGAGGGCGGGCTGCCGACGAACTTATCCCAGCATATACAGAAAAGTAACTTTTGCAAATAAATGCCAAAAATTTCATAGGCTGACTAAAAGAAAATTCCTGAGTGGTTCCATTTAATATCATAGCCTTTTGAACCTGTGTAATCAGAATATCCTGCGGCGTCTTGGCGAACCAGTCGCGCTCGACCTGGTCTAGATACACGAAATTGGCCCATGCCTGGTATGTTAAATCCTTGAATGTAGGATTTCCAGGGGGAACTATTTCGCCCTGAAGGGGATTTACTATATCTTTAGACCATATAATGCGTATTTCGACATCGTGAAATTGGAGACTAACCAGGGGCAAGCTCGCCGACCAATCCTTGCAGAAGAAGAATTTTAGAGGGAAAAAGCCCCAGAAACCGACGCTTTGTAACTGCTGACTTGCTGTCTGGGTCCCGGTCACCGGTTCTACGCCCATCATATATTCCATATCTTGCGTATCGATGATTTGACCTCCTATATATAACTCAATGCGACTGATGACGCTCCGCCAGTCGAGCACGGGAACAGTCGACCCATTTTGATCGGTGGCCGTGAGGTATATGTAGTTCAGCAAATCTCCCTTTTTCTCTATGCGAATGCTCGACATGTTCGAAGGTGCCGGAGTTCCCTGTATAACCTGAAGTTCGACAGAGCTTGAATATTGAGTCGACCGGCGATAATTTGATCGATAGAAAGAAACTTCGGGCTTGCCAGTCAGCCAGGTATCCTGAGGACCGGTCGCTACGAGCTGTACGACTCCTCCGCTCATTTATACTACTCAACAATAATTTTATGCAGCCAAAGAATGTGCATTCTCGAGTTGTTGTATTGCTATATCCAGGAAGGATTTCTGACCGTATGGATTCTCCTTTGATTTTTTATCATTCATCGGATCATCGTAAAGAGGAGCCTTGTATCCACGGCTGTTACTGTTTCCAGTCGGTCCGACCGGTCCGACCGGGAAGGGGATCGTCTCCGATCGAACCATTGTCGCCGCTCCGACCTGGTTCGCTGGATCATTTCTAACATTCATTCTTTGGGCGTTTCCGGGTCTATCCGGGTTCGACCGGTTTCCGGACATTCTCGTGAGAGCAATATTTGTGTATGCATCTTTGGCCTCTGCATACGGCTGAGAAACGTTGTATTGGGCTGGGCCGCTCGAGAGCGTGTCGGTGCGGAGCCCAGTCTCGGCCCGTGACGTCATCTTCTTGGTCTTGATATAATTGGGACGTCCTGAAGGGGCCGTCAGTGCTCCTTGAGCGCCTCCACCTCCGTATGCCGCTGGGGCCCTGTATGCAGTTTTCGACGCCGCCGCCTCTTTGGTAATCTTGCCTATATATGCAGCTCCACCCGACTTTATGATTGGGTCGGGAGGTCCGGGAAGGCCCTTTAGGGTCGTGAGGCCCTCCTCATTCACGTTCACAGGAAGGGCCCGGAAGTAGTCCTGAAAACCGCCAGCCGCGGCTACGTTCGGACCGACGCCCAGACCAGGACCGACGCGCTTGGGCTGCTCTACAGGTGCCAGATTATTCTGAATATTGGTTACAAATTGACGATTATACAAATCGTAGACTGGCTGACCGTATGGGAATGTCGTGTTCTGTCTGGTCTGATCCTGGAGTGACCGAATAGCATCCTTCTTTGCCAAGTGCGAATCGCCTATTCGGCGGCCATTCGATGGAAGAGTCGGTCTGAGGTCAAAAAAGTCTTCGGAGTGTTCGGCCGGGTGAGCCATTAGGTCGATGTCCCGACGAGTGAGTGGTTTCCTGGTTGGCGGCAGCACAGACTCTTCATCTTTTGAGAAGTGCTTACCAACAAACACGAGACCGACAACGGCTGCTAAAGCCACTGGGTCCATTAGTATATCCTTTTAAAATTATTTAGCCGATGGATACCGTTGGAAAAAACGAGTATTCTGATTCTCGGCAAAGGTGCTTATAGGGTTCCACTCACGGACACGAAGTGGGATATTTACATATGAATTTGGAAAATCATAGGCGTGCTCGGACCAGCCCTTCTTCCACGATGTTGTGGGCTCCTCGCGAAGGGCGCTCTCGACCGTAGTCTTGTCGGCCAGAACGATCTGAGCCGGGCCATACCATATTCCCGACTCGAGCAGATTGGGGCTGTAATCGAGCCTCTGCATTACTCTTATTTTACATTTTAATTTACGCTTTGGAACTGCCGTAGCCTCCGCCATTGCCACCACGCAATTGAACCTCTTCTGGGAAGGTTGAGTAGAACCTGTCGGGGTCACAAGCGGCACCGCCCTGGTCGTGACACTTTGGCGCGAACGGTTTTCCAAATGCGGCCCATGCGAAACCAGTCTGGTCGTTTGGTATGGTGCTCGAAGGTGCGGTGTAGAAATTTCTTTCAGCATCGCGCTGCCGCTCAAAAGGATGAATTTTGCTGAAAATACGCTGGACCTTGTCACGGACGCTGGGATACCATGCAGCCGCTGGCCTATTTGGATCATCCATATAGTCTGTGAGGAGCACGTTCCCCATGGGATTATCAGCGGTTGGCTGATCCTCTGAAAGCTTTTCAGAGACTATTCCAGACTTCCAGAGATAGAACAGGACGCCGAGAGCCACGGCCCCTATGACGAGGACCCGCTTGTCCCGAGTCAACACATAGACCAGGCAGATGGCATATAGGATGAAACGAGTCGAGGCCGAGACGCGCTGGCGACTCGTCTGACTGGCAGTCGGCCAAAACTTGAGAATCTCACTGGATCTGAAAACGTCTGCTGGGTCCATTCTTCTATTTAACGAGAATTTTTCTTGGACTTGATTCTCTTTGGAGTCTGTACTCCACCCATGAGCTGCTCCATCATTTTCATCATATCTGGTTCGCCCCCAGACGTCATGTTCTTTGCCGCATTTTCTGCCGCCGCCTCGATCATACTTAACATACTCGGCGGAATCATACTAAACATAGTTCCCATCATATACAGTGATGAGAGATACTGCCAGATCGCATCCTTGCTGGTCCCAGAACAATCTTCACGGGTCCATATAGAATGAAGGTTAAGAAGCTTGTTTTCTTCGCAAAAAAACGTCTCATCCTTTGCCATCAACTTTTGAGACCACGGAGCAATTGTATGCATAAATTCTGAAGAGGTCGGACGCTCCGTCGGGGCCGCCTCTGGAAATGACCGGCCGAGCTCGCCAACAAACTGCTCCATCATTTCATCAAAAGCTTTAGAGGCCGTCATTTATTCTTTAAGACAACTAATCCTTAAGTGAAATTTAGTAAGGATCAGTTAGGACTGGGCCAGAGTCTCCTGAGCCCTGTCGAATCATGAAAAAAACGAGAATCGCTACGAGAAAAGCTGGCTTGAAATAGTCTGAATTTTTCAATTTTGATTCATTATTCAATTTCGATTTTATAAATACATATGCAGTGACGATGACTGCTGCGATGCAGGCTGCGCTCAAGGGCTCTCGGAAGTAATGATCCATCCTATATTGATGGTGCCGGTAATTTTTCAACCTTTAATGGTGCATCTGAAAAGAGGGCATCGGCGTCTGGTTCGACTGGCGTGACTCCCGGAACGCTCGGGGGCGTGAGTGTATTGTTGACGGTCACTGCGGTGTGTTCGCCTCCTGGAGTCGCCGCGAGCTCCATGTTTCCGACTGGCGCCTCGTCCATGAGGTCCGGGATATCCTCCTCCTCATCGCCCTCCTCCTCGTCCATGTTCAAATCCTCACCGGCGGCGGGAAGGGGCAGGTAAGTGTTGAGAATCTCAGCCGTCGGAACGAGCTCTTCGATCACTACAATTATATCTTTACTGAATCTCTTTGTGAGATCTTCCATGCGTTCGCTCTCGGACTTGTTGTCGACGATGATGCTCGGGTTATAATAGAGGTCCTCGGCACACGCCTCATAGCACCTCTGCGCGAACACGTCGGTCGCCGGGAGTTTGATGCAAATCTTTTTGGATTTTTTGTCGGTTCGAATGGCGCTCAGGATTTTTACATGAATAACGAACACGGCCGCGAGCAAGTTTGGAAAAAGGCTCTGTCTCTTGACAATAGCCTCTGAATTCTTTAGTGAAATTGAGGAATTCCAAGTCTTGACGGCCCTGAGCCTCTCCTGAAAATTTTGAATAGCGTTGCGGCCGCGCGTCTCCTTTTTGGCCTCGAGCCACATTTCCCAAAATGTTTCTATCATCACGGGAACCATAGCGT